TATCGCAAAGGAGGAAGGAACCACCGACAACGCCATCAGGAGTCGCAGGAGAAAGATGATCAAACGCATCCAGACACTCTACGCAGAAAAATTCGGGGATGCATAATCCCCGTTTGCACCAGTGGGTACGGTTTCCCGGTACTAAGCAGAGGGAGCGGATGGATGACAACAATGCCATAGCCGCCTCCGGGGGAAGCCCCGTACAGCAATGGAGATACGAAATGAAACTTCAACACAGGGTCCAGATCAATGTGGCCCAAGGAGACGGGGGGACCCAAGGGGTGCTGGGCAGCCGTGGCCGGAAAATCCCGGCAAGGCTGCTGCGTCTCCTGTTCGGAGAGTACAGCGAGGTGCTCGTACTCACTCCAGGCAAAAGCGTCACAAGCGTGGAGATACACGAAATACAGCGAGGAGGTACAAAAGATGGAAGACACAACCCGATTATTGATTGAAGGGGCGAAGGGGCTCAGATCCCTTGCTGAAGCGATTGAGAGGACAGCTCAGCTGTTGGAGAAGCAGGATATTGCTTCGCAAGCAACCCAAAAAGATATGCAACCTGACCTGTTCGATCAGCAGCCCGATACCGGTACAGGACCAAAGAAAGAGGAAATCCCCTTGTCTTTGACTGATGTGCGCAAGATCCTGGCAGAAAAATCCAGGGAGGGATACACCGAACAGGTACGGATGCTGCTTGGGAAGTATGGAGCAGACAAGCTTTCAGCCATCGAGGCAGCAAACTACAAGGACCTCGCTGACGATGCGTTGTGTCTCGGTGCCACCCTTGATGATCTCAAGGCGGCAATTGGAGAGAAATCCAAAAGAGGCTTGGAAGACCAGATAGCGGCCATATTCGAACACCATTATGCAACCAGTCTGGAGGATTTGAAACCATCCAATTACCCGGGATTCCTCAGGGATATCAGGAGGATCGGAGATGAGTAGTCATGCACTCCTCTCCCCTTCCTCATCATCCCGATGGACGATGTGCCCGCCTTCGGCAAGGCTCTGTGCGGATATCGAGGACAAGGCAAGTGTTTTTGCTGCGGAAGGGACAGAGGCCCATACCCTATGTGAGTTCAAGGTAAACAAGGCCCTTGGATTGGAGTCAGGGAATCCAACGCTAACCTTGCAATACTACAGTGAAGAGATGGAAAGCTGCGCTGAAGAATATGCGACCTTTGTGTTGGAAACCCTCCAGAAAGAAAAGGACGCTGGCAAGGATCCTCTCATCCTAACAGAGCAGCGCCTGGATATCAGCACGTTTGTACCGGAGTGTTCAGGTACCGGAGACTGCGTCATCATCGCCGACAAGAGCCTCCATATCATCGATTTCAAGTATGGGAAAGGTGTGTCAGTCTCTGCTGAGCAAAACACCCAGATGATGCTGTATGCCTTGGGAGCTCTTGAAATGTTCGGCCCCCTGTATGAAGTGGATGAGGTATCAATGACTGTATTCCAGCCCCGGCTCGCCAACATAAGTACATTCACACTCACCACAGAAGAACTCACCACCTGGGCAGTCTCCTACCTCAAGCCAAGGGCTGAACTCGCTTTCAAGGGTGAAGGTGAATTCTGCTCCGGACCACACTGCAAGTTCTGCAAGGTGAAGGCCACATGCCGCAAGAGGGCTGAGGAGAACCTGGAGCTTGCCCGCTACGAATTCACCGAACCTGCACTCCTCAGCGATGAGGAAATCGCCGACATCCTGACCAAGGCTGATGAACTGGCATCCTGGGTCAGTGACATCAAGGGGTATGGTCTTTCGGTATTGAGTAGAGGAGGAACACTCAAGGGCTTCAAGCTGGTGGAAGGTCGCTCAGTACGGCAGTACACCGATGAGGAATCCGTTGCAAAGACCGTCAGCGAAGCTGGCTTTGATCCCTATGCCCATAAGGTACTGGGTATCACGGCCATGACCGAGTTGCTGGGAAGATCGCGTTTCAATGAAATCTTGGGCTCATTCATATATAAGCCCAAAGGCAAACCGACGCTCGTACCGGAAAGCGACAAGAGACCGGCTATCACAATCAACGACTTTGACGATATGGAGGAAAAATAATGTCAACAATCGCAAACCCCTTGAAAGTCATCACAGGCAAGAACACCAGATGGTCCTACGCAAATGTGTGGGAACCGAAATCCATCAATGGAGGGACTCCCAAGTACTCGGTGTCACTCATCATCCCCAAAAGCGACAAGACGACCGTCCAAAAGATCAAGGCTGCCATAGAGGCCGCCTACAAGGAAGGAGAGACAAAGCTGAAGGGAAACGGCAAGTCTGTCCCCTCTCTCGGATCCTTGAAGACTCCCTTGCGTGATGGGGATATCGACAGACCTGATGACCCGGCTTACGAGAACGCATATTTCATCAATGCCAACAGCAATACGGCTCCAGGCATCGTCGATTCCGCCTGTAATCCTGTGTTGGATCGCAGCCAAGTGTACTCAGGAGTCTACGGGCGTGCATCTATCACGTTCTATGCATTCAACTCAAACGGAAACCGTGGCATCGCCTGTGGGTTGCAGAATCTGCAGCTCATTAGAGAGGGAGAGCCATTGGGTGGAAAGGCAAGCGCAGAGAGTGATTTTGCCACTGAGGATGATGAGGATTTCTTGGCCTAGCAATATCTTCTTATCAGCACATCCATGATCTTTGCTTCCCTTTTTTTCTCTGACTGCAGCTCACCCGAGATGCAGTCTTTTTTTACAGGGTACGGTTTCCCGGTAGTAAACGGGAGACATATATCATGAATTTTCTGGCAATAGACCTTGAAACATATTCTTCAACAAACCTTGCAAAGAGTGGGATATACCGATATTGCGAAGCAGATGACTTTGAGATCCTGCTTTTTGCCTACTCTGTAGATGGGAAGGAAGTCCATGTAGTTGATATGGCCCAAGGAAAGAGTATACCAGACGATATTCTACTGGCCCTACGTGATGGCAGCATCATCAAGTGGGCGTTCAACGCTGCCTTCGAACGCATCTGTCTCTCCCGTTTCCTGGGATTGCCGACCGGCACCTACCTGGATCCGGTCTCCTGGCGCTGTACGATGATCTGGTCTGCATATCTGGGCCTGCCCCTATCGCTGATGGGAGTGGGCTCTGTGCTGGGCCTTGAGAAGCAGAAGCTCTCAGAGGGAAAGGATCTCATACGATATTTTTGCACCCCATGTAATCCTACAATCACCAACGGCGGGCGCACCAGGAATGATCCTGATGATGCCCCTGACAAATGGAGACTGTTCATTGAGTACAACAGGCGAGATGTCGAGGTTGAGATGGCCATCCATCAGCGCCTTGCCAGGTTTCCGGTTCCCGATGCCGTCTGGGATGAGTACCACCTGGACCAGCGCATCAACGACCGAGGCGTATTGATCGATGGGGAACTCGTGAGAAGTGCCATCGAGTTGGATACCCTATCACGGCAGGAGCTCATGTCCAGGATGAGGGAGCTCACCGACCTTGAGAACCCGAACTCGGTATCCCAGGTCAAGACATGGCTGTCGGAAAACGGGCTCGAGGTTGATTCGCTCGGCAAGAAGGATGTGAAGGCGGCATTGAAGGATGCACCCCGGCAGATCCAAGAAGTGCTCGAGCTCAGGTTGCAGCTTGCCAAGTCGTCGATTAAGAAGTACCAGGCGATGGAGAACGCTGCCTGCTCTGATGGCCGTGCCCGCGGCATGTTCCAATTCTATGGTGCCAACCGTACCGGAAGATGGTCAGGAAGGCTGATACAAGTTCAGAATCTAAGACAGAACCATTTAGAGGATCTTGGTACTGCTCGTGCATTGGTGGGAAGCGGTGATTACGAAGCTGTGAAGATGCTCTATGGTGATGTCCCCGATACGCTTTCCCAGCTCGTGCGCACTGCTTTCATTCCCAGGAAAGGATATAGGTTCATTGTATCGGACTTCTCAGCCATTGAGGCACGGGTGCTTTCCTGGCTTGCAGGGGAGACATGGCGCATGGAGGTCTTTGCAAACAATGGAGATATCTACTGTGCCACGGCATCACGCATGTTCCACTGCGAGGTCTCCAAGCACGGAGAGAACGGGCACCTGAGGCAGAAGGGCAAGCAGGCCGAGCTCGCCTGCATCGCAGAGGGCCAGATGGTGCTCACCGACCAAGGCTTGGTGCCGATCGAGTACGTCACGACCGATCATCTGCTGTGGGATGGTGAGAACTGGGTATCGCATGGGGGCGTCGTCTACAAAGGAAGGAGGGAGGTAATCACCTATGGAGGACTTACAGCAACAGCAGACCATCTCGTATGGATCGAGGGGAAATCGGAGCCGGTACACCTTGGAATCGCCGCCACCTGCGGCTCACGTCTCGTACAAACAGGAGATGGTGGGAAAGCAATTCGGGTGGGTGCGGATAATATCGCCGGAGAAACGATGGAGTGCCAAGATGAACCGTTGTTATGTGCTTACCCAGTGTGTGGGATGCCTGAGCATCCAATGGCAGGTTCTTTCGAACTTGACGCGGGGAAAATCAAAGGGATGCCAGCGTTGTTCCCAGCCGAGGGCGATTCCGATGTGGCTCGATCGCAGGCTCACGGCCGCAAAGCAGCGATGCGAGAATCCGAAGGACGGTGGGTATCACAATTACGGTGCACGGGGCATCCGCTTTGCCTTTTCCAGTGTGAAAGAGGCCGGATTGTACCTCATAGGCGAATTAGGACTGCCGGACAAGGAGATGGAGATCGATCGCATCGACAACGACAAGGATTACGAAGTAGGCAACTTGCGCTTCGCAACCCACAAGGAAAACAACCGAAACAAGCGCAATACTGTCCTCAGCGAATTCAAGCAGATACATTGGCCGTATTCGTATCCGGTGGTGATCCGAAAGCTTTCTGTCGGTGCAAACAGAAATCGCATCATCGCGGACGCCATGAAGGCTGTTACGGAGAGAAGAAAAAACTGGCGGATAATCAGCGCTCGCCTCGACTTTATGACATACGAAATGCCGGAAAGCATCATCGTTTTACCGTATCGGGAAAACTCGTACACAACTGTGGATACGGCGGATCGGTAGGGGCCTTGAAAGCAATGGGAGCACTGGACTCAGGGATGAAGGAAGAAGAGCTGAAACCCCTTGTTGATGCTTGGCGCCAATCCAACCCGAATATCGTCAAGCTATGGTGGGATGTGGACAAGGCAGCCATGAAAGCTGTAAGGGACAAGACCTCAACAGACACACACGGAATTCGCTTCTCCTATGAAAGTGGATTCCTCTTTATCACCCTACCCTCCGGCCGTAGGCTCGCCTATGTGAAACCGCGCATTGGAACCAATAAGTTTGGAGGGGCGAGCATTACCTACGAAGGGATTGGTGGGACCAAGAAATGGGAACGCTTGGAAACATATGGCGCAAAGCTGGTAGAAAATATTGTCCAGGCAATCAGCCGCGACATCTTGTGCTTCGCGATGCTGCAGCTAAAGGACCATCGGATTTGCATGCACATCCATGACGAGGTGGTGATCGAGGCACCTTTGAATGCTGATTCACAAGCCATTGAAGTCTCAATGACCATCACTCCCACTTGGGCACAGGGGCTCCTACTCAACGCCGACGGCTTTGAAACCAATTTTTACAAAAAGGACTGATATGAACATACGCAATAAGGAAGGATACATGGACAGAACACCTTTTGAGGCTATCAAGGCTATTGAAAGAAAGGAGCGGCCGCATTTCGATTATCACCCCATGGTGTATATCTGCTCTCCATATGCAGGAAACATCGAAGAAAATGTTTACAATGCCCGGCGCTACAGCCGTTTTGCTGTGGAGAAGGGGTATCTTCCGATAACCCCTCACCTGCTCTATCCCCAGTTCCTTGATGACTCACTGCAAAGTGAGCGTGACCTTGGAATGTTCTTCGGCATTGTCCTCATGAGCAAATGCTCAGAGGTCTGGGTGTTTGGTGAACACATCAGTGCCGGGATGAAAATCGAAATCGACAGGGCACGTTGCAAGGGATACAAGGTGAGATATTTCAGCAGCGATTGTACTCCAATTGAAGCCCACCCTACACAATCATCCACTCCAAATGGTTCTTAAGGTTCTATTATTTGATGCGTGCTGACGCTGATAAGAATAATAACAAGAAGCTAAAGAGATATGTTATACTTCAACAGGTATAATTATATACTGCAATTGACTTAGAATTGAGATGTGATCAGACACATTCATGAACCCTATATTATTTTGGAGTCAACAATGGGATTGTTTAATTTTTTAAAGAAAAAAGAAAAACAGGTAACTTTAGTCACACCACAAAACTCAGAAATTGCTTCTAATGAGAACAGAAGTTTATCCATTAAAGGATTAACGATCCATGATGATCTTAGAGACTTGGTCTGGATAGGGAATGGAAAATACAAAAACTATAAACAGACACAAGAAAACAACAATTCAATTGACCTAAATGGTATTCGAATAACAATATCTTTTATGAATCAGGAAGATCCGAGTCTAATCTATACTAACCAAAATATTTCCCCAGCTCGAAGTATAGGGGATATCGAAAAGCCACCTTATTACCCTACATATTCAGGTCTGACGCCAGAACAAAAGTGGGTTTATCTTACTCTGCTTGCAAACCCCTATAATCCATCAATCGATATTGGCTTTGTCTTCATTTTATATTATGGATTAGAAAGGCATCTCCTTCTTGGCAATTTTGAAAAAGCTATAGATGTTATCTTGAAGTTAAGAGATGTACACACTAATAAATCATTCCAATCCTATTCTGCAAATGCTATTATTTTGTCATGTATGATTCACCAGAGAGGAGACCTAGTCCTAAAATTTATACAATCATTAGATAAGGAACATGAATTCGCTTTCTCGGACAACCTATTCCTTATTTGCTATTTCAGTTTTGATTTGCCTCTGCTTCCAAAGGATATTATGCGAATGGCAAAAACATTTGAATTCAACAATACAAATTACATCAGGAAATATCCTGACTTATTTTCAGAAAGTTTAAAGACAGCTATTATCGATAAAACAGGCATTGAGGCTGTAGATTTAAAACGGTATCTAACACCCGCTGAAATCAAAAAAATCAAGAAGCAAGAAGTTGGGATATTTGCAAATGTATCTATTATTGATAAATCTATTCCAATACCCCTACTCTCAGAGAATTTCAAATTGAAAAAGGAAATGCATAATTTCTTGGAAGTTGCACATGACGCAGTAAAAGAAAAACTTGCAGAAATGAGAAAATCAGGGAAACAGCCTGTTCAGAAAGAAGTTCCTGAAAAAAAACAAAAGCGGATCGTCTTTGATAAAAAACAGGAAAAGGAATTATTGACTGAGTTATCGAAAAATAAAAGCAATCCAGTCCGCAGGCATTTTTCATATATATTTCTGCAAAATTTTTATTATAAATACAGGTCTCTTGGTGAAGAATATCTAAACAAATGCATTAGTTATTGTACCTTAGATATCAATTCATTATCTGAATTGAATGAAGCATATGTGGCTGAAGAAATTGAAAGAATAAAACAATTCGCTTCCTTCTCTGATAAAAAGAACTTGAATGCTGAAATCAAGAAGGTAGAGGAACAAGGATTTGATGGAAATATTACCGCATTTTCAAGATTAGCTATAATTTTTGAAAAACAAAAAGCTTTTGAAAAGGCAATAGAAATTTGTAACAAAGCAATTGAATACGGTCAATCCGTTGAAGAATTTGAAGAGAGAAAACAAAAACTTCAAAAGAAGATGGAGGGATAATCAGATAAGCTATACCACTGCAGCTCGTACTAATAAATACTCCAGATTTCTTTCCTTGGATTAAGCCAGATTCGAGCCTGGCTAATGATTTGCCATTGTAACTTGGATTTATTAAACAGATTCATGTCCTATTGTATAAAATAATATACATTAGCCAATCCAGAAGAAGGTCCTTGTATCAAGGTCCAGCTTCGACTAGCTACATAATTCAATACTGCACCAAGGATATAATAATACCCCTTAGAATTAGCAGCCCCATAATTTCCATAAAGATCACTTCCCATGGCTTCTTTGAGAAAATCACCAGACAATTTAAGTTGTATCATACCACCACTAGTTAAAGCGTTTTCAACTTGTCTAGCATCAGAACAATCAGAATCATCTGAATCTTCTGGTTCAATTCCTACAATCAAAACGCTGCTGGTGGAATCAAATATCTTGTTGGAGTTGGTTTCTTGATACACGCTGATACTTAAGTAGGCTAATCCAATAACTATAAGAAACAACAATAAAACTATACATCCAAAGTTAGCCTTTGATTTTCTTATCTCTCGTTTTAGTTCATCAAGATCAGACTGATCAATACTCACGAATACATGCTCTGTTTCATTTTGCATTTGTTTATCCTCAATAAATACCAGCTAGAATCATTAAAGATTTCTAAGAAATGACTTAATTTATAGCCATTGGGTTATTTTTTCATTATCCTTTTGAAGATCAGACTTCAATTGCTCAATCAATAAATGGGCTAATTTAGATGTCACATTGTTCGCAGCTGCATCAGAAAAATTTAAAGTCCAAGCCAAGCTAGAGTCAGAGTCATTAAGCTCACCTGAATATGTGTTTGCCCAAATCTCATTCTTGTCCTTATCAATAATCCTGATATCAAATTCCAAAGTAGCCAGGTTCTTACTAGTAAAACCAGGCCTCTGTTGTACGTCATAATAAATCAGATCCATCTGAATTGATCCAGCAGGGATTCCAACTGACTCACAAATATTTTTCTCTACTTCTCTTCTAAAGATTGTATATAGTATCGAACTCGACTCTACCTGGTTAGATGCTCCTAGAGAGACTGTTTCAGCACCAATGATTTCTAGTTTTGGCAATTTTGGTGAAAGTGAATATTCACTAGGTTGTAATAAGGTTCTATCAAATTGTGTAGATGCACATGATGAAAGCAAGATTAATGCTAGTATTACCATGATTGTCACTGATCCATTTTTTTTCATAGAGAAACTCCAATATTTATTTTCTATTTATTTTTATCCCTTAGCATCCTAACACATTTTTTCTACTATGTGAAAAATTACATCCCGACTCTTTTTAGAAATCCTTGGGGTACGCTTTCTCGGTAGTAACCGAGGAGATAGGATATGAAGAGAAACCATCGTTATGCGAAGGAGGGTGTGGTATGCGCAACCTCCCTATAGCCTTTGGCAACAGCTGCTTTGCAAAAATATGGTCGAATAAGACCATCACGTTCGAAGACCTTTGTGAAAGACTGTCGAACACCATACGAACAACCGAGTCTGTTGAGGAATATCCTAAGCTCTCCAAAGCGGAACGCGACCGTATCAAGGACAAGGGTGGCTTCGTTGGGGGACAGCTCAAGGGTAACCGCAGAAAGCGTGAAGCCGTTGTGGGCCGCTCTATGCTCACCCTCGATGCAGATCATGCAACTTTGGCGCTCCTGGATTCTTTTGAAGATGCCTGCCCATACGCCGCATGCCTCTATTCCACCCATGGGCATACCCCCAAGGCTCCTCGGGCCAGGATCATCGTACCCTTAAGCCGTGATGTCACCCCGGATGAACATGCTGCAATCGCCCGTTATTTTGCTGATAGCTTAGGCATTGACCAGTTTGACGAATGCTCATACCGACCGCATCAGCTGATGTACTGGCCCACCACTCCTGCAAACGGAGAATTCATTTTCAAGAAGGCCGACAAGCCTTGGCTCGACCCTGATGCATACCTCCGATCCCATCCACATTGGAAAGACTGGTCGCTCTTTCCCACCTCAAGCCGCGAGAGCACCATTCACAAGCACAATGGAAAAAGGCAGGAAGATCCGCTGACAAAGCCAGGGGTCATCGGTGCCTTTTGCCGGGCATACACAATCCAGCAGGCTATTGCAAAGTACCTGGGTGACCGCTATACACCCTCAGCAGCCGAAGGGAGATATGACTATATTCCTGCCGACTCAAGTGCCGGGGTTGTAATCTACAATGACAAGTTCGCCTACTCCCACCATGCTTCTGACCCTGCCTCCGGTAAGCTCCTGAATGCCTTTGACCTGGTAAGGATCCACCTGTTTGGGGATCTTGACGAGGATGCAGACTCAAAGTCAAGCGGCAAACGATCATTCATGGAAATGACAAAATTAGCCCTTGAGGATGAAGCAGTGAAAGCAATGTTGGCCAAGGAACGCTCGATTAAGGCCGGCAAGGATTTCTCTGAAGAGGAGGACTGGCAAACAGGCCTTGAGCTCAACAAGCAGGGGGCTGTGAAAGATACCCTGGACAACCTTGTTACCATCATGCGCTATGACAGAGCCCTCAATGGAATTGCCTTCAACTCACATCGTGATGGAATTGATACGAAGTCTGATCTTCCCTGGACACAGGTAAAATCAGGGTGGAGTGACTCAGACAATGCCGCATTGAAAGTGTATCTCTCAAAGCATTATGGCCTGTATTCACCGACAAAGACCAAGGATGCAGTCTTGGCGGTTGCAGCAGAAAGAGCCTTCCATCCGGTAAAAGATTACTTTGCTAGCCTCCCCTTCTGGGATGGGAACGAACGGGTTGAAAGCCTATTGGTTGATTACTTTGGTGCGGATGACAATCCATATACCCGGGCAGTATCACGAAAGACCCTTGTAGCTGCAGTTGCACGGGTCCATGAGCCTGGGATCAAGTTTGATCAGGTACCTATCATAGTGGGGCCCCAGGGGATCGGAAAGTCCACATTCTTCGCTCGCCTTGGCGGGAAATGGTTCTCAGACAGCCTGACACTCACCGATATGAAAGATAAGAGCGGACCTGAGAAACTCCAGGGATACTGGATCCTTGAGCTTGGGGAACTCGCAGGCATGCGGAAGGCTGACATCGAGACGGTGAAAAGCTTCATTAGCCGCACTGATGACAAGTACAGGGCAAGCTATGGGGTGAACGTCGAAAGTCATCCGCGCCAAAGCATTGTGGTGGGAACCACGAATGCGGAAACAGGATTTTTGCGGGACATCACCGGTAACCGCCGGTTCTGGCCAGTGAAGGTGTCCGGAAACACCCTGAAGAAACCCTGGGACCTCAGACGTGAAGAGGTGGAGCAGATCTGGGCTGAGGCCCTATTTCTCTACCACTTGGGTGAGAACCTTTTCCTCGAAGGGGATGAGGTGCTGATAGCCAGCGAAGAACAGGATGAGGCTATGGAATTGGACGAACGTGAGGGCTTGGTCAGGGAGTATCTTGATACCCTTCTCCCAGATACCTGGGACCAGATGGAACTGGGCCAGCGCCGAGACTATCTCTCAGGTTTCAACAATGGCGGCACCGTCAGACGACAGCTCGTCTGCAACATGGAAATCTGGACCGAATGCTTTGGCAAGGACCCTGCAATGATGAAGAAATCAGACTCGTATGAGATAGCGGCCATCATGCAAAAGATGGACAAGTGGAAGATGGACAAACGGACAAGCATCCCTATCTATGGACGACAACGCTGCTATTGCTGGGACAAGAATGCATGAGGGACAACCACAAGATAGAGTTGTCCGGCGATTGTCCTGAGAGCAATTCACTACATGAAAAGGGTCTACGACCTATAAGGACAAGTGGACAAGATATTCCATATAGAGAGAAAAAAGAGGAAAAAGGGGCGCACATGAGCGCATGTACACGTATATACGCGCGTATAGGAAAACCTGGTCACACTCGTCCATCTTGTCCCGAAAGGAATTTTTATGCTTGAAAAAACAATCGAAAGGCAACTTGTAAAGACAGTAAAAGAGATGGGAGGTCGGGCTGTGAAGTTTGTAAGTCCTGGCCTTGATGGAATGCCCGACCGTCTGCTCCTCCTGCCAAAAGGAAGGATTGCATTTGTGGAGGTGAAGGCTCCTGGCATGAAGCCCAGGCCATTGCAAAAGGTGCGCCTCGAGATGCTCCGGGGCCTTGGGTTCAATGTCTATGTTTTGGATTCGACAGAGATGATAGGAGAGATACTTGATGACCTACACACCACATGACTATCAGGAATATGCGAGCAGATTCATAGAGGAACACAGCATTGCTGCTGTATTGCTGCAGATGGGTCTGGGAAAAACGGTCATCACCCTGACCGCAGTATTCAACCTGCTCTTCGATTGCTTTCTCGTGCACAAGGTCCTGATCATTGCGCCTCTCAGGGTTGCAAGGGATACGTGGCCTGCAGAGATTGCAAAATGGGATCACCTTGAAGACCTCAGGACTTCTGTTGCGGTGGGTACTACTGCCGAGCGAATTGGTGCATTGAAGAGGAAGGCCGACCTCTACATCATCAATCGCGAGAACATCCAGTGGCTCATCGAGGAGAGCGGGTTTGACTTCAATTACGATATGGTTGTCATCGACGAACTGTCCTCCTTCAAGAACCACCGGGCAAAACGGTTCAGGGCCCTGATGAAAAAACGTCCGATGGTAAGACGCATCGTAGGTCTTACCGGGACTCCTGCAAGCAACGGGCTGATAGACCTCTGGGCCCAGTTCAAGCTCCTGGATATGGGAGTACGTCTGGGCAGGTTCATCACAGCCTATCGTGAAGCCTACTTCGTCCCCGACAGGCGCAACGGTCAGGTGATATTCAGCTACAAGCCGGCTGTAGGATCCGAGGAGAAGATCTACCAGGCGATCGAGGACATCACGATCTCCATGAAGGCTCAGGACCATATAAGGATGCCGGCTCTCATCTCAACCGAATACAAGGTGACCCTCTCTGAGGCAGAACGCAAAGGCTATGACAGCTTGAAAAAAGATCTCGTATTGCAGATTCCTGAAAGGCAGGTAACTGCGGCCAATGCAGCAAGCCTCTCGAGCAAGCTGCTGCAGCTGGCTAACGGGGCTGTCTACACTGATGATGGGGTGACGGTCTCCCTACACCAGCGTAAACTCGATGCCTTGGAAGACATCATCGAGGCTGCAAACGGGGCGAGCGTGTTGGTGGCCTACTGGTTCAAGCATGATCTACAGAGGATCACAGCAAGGCTTGCAAAGCTGAAAGTGCCATTCTCCTGCCTGGACTCAAGTGAGAGCATCCGCTTATGGAACGAAGGCAAATTACAAATTGGGTTGATCCACCCTGCATCGGCAGGGCATGGGCTCAATTTACAAAGCGGCGGCAACTTTATGATCTGGTTCGGCCTGACCTGGAGCCTCGAACTCTACCAGCAGACCGTTGCACGGTTGTGGCGACAAGGACAGAAATCCGAGACCGTAGTGGTCCAGCACCTCATTGCTGCAGGGACTATAGATGAACGAGTAATGAAGGTCCTGTCAGGAAAGGCACAGACCCAGGATGCATTGATAGAAGCGGTGAAGGCAGAACTGACAGGAGGCAACAAGTGAGTGAGAAAAGCATGCGACTGCTGGCTGCAGCGATCATAGAGCGGGCCGTCACCGACTGGCGCAAGGCCGTGTCCCTATTGGATGAAAACCCTGATTACCAATACGCGTTGGAAATAAAGTGCGAGGTCGAGGAATTCTTCGACGGACAGTGGTTCGCCCTATTGTGCGACATCAACCCAGACTTCACCAAAGTACACCTACAGGAGATGAGAGCATGAAACCAAAAGAATATCTGTCCCAGGCATGGTATCTGGACAAGCGCATCAAGACCAAGGAACGCCAACTCGACTGGCTCAAGGCCCATGCAGTCTATGTTTCGACTGAGATCTCCGAGATGCCAAAGAATCCATCGCGACGACGTTCCCCTGTAGAGGAAGCAGTAGTCCGTATTGTGGACCTGGAGAAGGAGATCAACACAGGCATTGCTAACCTGATGCAGCTGAAAATTGAAATAGGACAAACGATACGGAGCATCAACAGCATGGAGTGTGAAACTTTGCTTGAGATGCGCTACCTGACCTTCATGACTTGGGAGCAGATTGCAGCACAACTGAACTACAGCACTGATTACATCTATCACCTGCATCGAAAGGCATTATCATTGGTGAAGGTTCCCTAAACCGGCACAGAATATTCTACTAATTAGCCTTAAGTAATCACATCAGCAGAAATAGAGGCATTCTCAACCCAACCTAGAGATGAAAAATAAAACAGCAAAGATAGTGGTGACCACGAGCCATGATATTTGACATTCACTATAGTCGCCTCATTACCATATTGGACTTTTGCTTTTTCCAAAGCCATTTCAAAAAGCTTTTGCTGGCGATTTTCTTTTGAACTGATAAATAAAGGATTCCAATTTGTTTTTTTTGCCTCAACCGTTCCAACTATATTATCTGTTACCACAGTATCATTGACTGTATATACGATTTTTTCGGTTGGTGATTCTGTACCCTTAACAAGGTTATTGTGCGTAAAAATTAAAAAATCTTCATCGCCTTCTATTTTATAACCGAATAGGATTTTGGCATTTTCTAGACTAGATATAATTGGAAGGTGTTCTTCGGCAATATAAAAATCTTTTCGGAATTTACTTTTGGGAGCAATGGTGATATTTGGTTGAGATTTTGCGGAGTCAATTTTTCTAGTTTCACCAGGAACCAATTTATAAGAAGTACCAGAATCATAAGAGTAAGATGAGTAATCGGTTATGAAAACAAGAACTTCATCTGTTTTATTTTCAATTCTCAGTTGAACTGCAGTAGGTTTATCTGTCAGCATAGCTAATTCTGCATCAACTTTAGCATTTGAAATAACAAACACCTCTGTCCTTTCCCTAAGGGGTGATTGAACTAATTTTAGATCTGTTCCTGTAACACATCCTGAGAATAATACAACTAGAATAAAGATTCCAATAACCAGAAAAGTTCGTCTTTCGTTTTTCACTTCAACACCTTTTTCCTTATAAGAGTCAAAAGAAGAAGATCAAAGATGGTGCACACTCTTTTGTTAATTGAGAGTATTATACATCAAGATGGCTTGAAGTTAAAGAAAAGCTTCATTTGATTCAATTTAAGGGTTTTATCAGTAATATAGCAGTACCATTTCCAATTTCCTATGAAGGAAATAAAAAGACTGACAAGCAGCATAAAACTAGTATCAATTTGGATATATCGCCTCCTAATTTTGCAAAAAATAGTGGGAGGAGTTGATTCAAAAAACCTATCTTTCAGTTATGAGCTAGCAAAATAATATGACAAGACCCATATTTATCATTTGCTTGGCAGGATGCTTCACAGGGGAGAACCCTTAGAAACCTTTCGTTAAATTATCAGAAAATAACAGTTGCACTCAGTTCGCGTTCCACGCTACTGTACACTCAGACAAGTCCATACAGAGCTCGGGAGTTCCTCCCGGGCCTTTTTCATGCCCGAAGGAGAGTGCATGCCATACAAACCAAAACTACCATGCTCCTATCCAGGGTGCCCTCTCCTCACGCACGACAGGTATTGTAAGGAACATGCCAAGCTGGCAGCTCAAATCTATGAACGCTATGAAAGGAATCCCAATACCCAGAAACACTATGGTACTTCTTGGAGAAAGGCTAGGAAAAAGTTTCTCGAGGAACATCCCTTGTGCGAACTGTGCCAGCGACAAGGAATACTGACCCCGGCCACACTTGTCCACCACATCAAGGCTGCAAGCGAAGGCGGTTCGAACGACGAGGAGAATCTCATGGCCCTGTGTCCTTCCTGCCATTCGCGCCTCCATGCCCAGAGAGGTGACCGATGGAACGTTAAAAGGTAACTATTTGTAGCGCCAACCCTAGGGGTATTCAAATCTCTACACCATATGTGGTGTACAACGGGCAGGGGCATTCACGCGTAAAAATTCATAATCAAACGGGGGATTGACCCCCTCATAATCGAAGGCGGTGCAACATGGCAAAAGACGGTACAAACCGTGGCGGTGCCCGCGTCGGTGCAGGGCGAAAACCCAAGGCTCTCTCACAGAAAATTCACGAGGGTAAGAGTGCTCTCGTAGTGGAACTCCCCGATGCACCGGAACTGGAAGGTGCACCAATGCCACCGGTGAAACATTACATGACAACCGACCAGAAGAACGGTCAGGACTTTGATGCAGAGGAAGTCTACAAAGAGACATGGGAGTGGCTCAAAGGTAGACGCTGCGAGGATTTGATAAGTCCTCAGCTCTTGCAGCAGTATGCGATGGCCGTCGCCAGATGGATCCAATGCGAGATGGCGATCAGCGAGTACGGGTTCCTTGCCAAGCACCCTACCACAGGAGCCGCAATAGCTTCTCCGTATGTGGCGATGAGCAGGGAGTACATGAAACAGATCAACCAGATATGGTATCAGATATTCCAGCTTGTGAAGGAGAACTGTTCCAGTGAATTCCAAGGAGCAAGTCCCCAGGATGATCTGATGGAACGCCTCCTTACTGCACGTAGAAAGCACTAGACAATCAAACATCCAAAGGAAATCAAACATGAAGAACTACCTCACCTCAGAGAGTGTCTGCCAAGGACATCCGGACAAGCTGTGCGACTACATAGCCGACTCAATTCTTGATGCCTGTCTGAGCATCGATCCGTATTCAAGGGTTGCCTGCGAGGTCATGGCCACCAAGGGAAAGGTAATTGTCGCCGGTGAGATCACCAGCAGCCGACGGATAAACGTACGTGACACTGTCCGCAATGCCCTTCGCGAAAGCGGCTATGATCCCAAGGACTTCACAGTCAGTGTATTTCTGCACACACAAAGCCCTGACATAGCAGGTGGTGTGGATTCGGCATTGGAAGTCCGAGGTACTGATGATGCAAATCCAGAGTTGGGTGCAGGGGACCAGGGAACGGTGTACGGGTATGCTACCGACGAGACACCCACCCATATCCCCCTGCCTCTTGAGCTCGCCCACCGTATCTGCAGGCTTCTGGATGAGAGTCGCAAAAGCGGGTCCATCCTTGGCATCCACAGTGACGGCAAGGCTCAGGTATCAGTCGAGTATGAAGACGGCAAGCCCGCGAAGGTAGGGGCAATCATCGTCTCAGTGCAGCATGACAGGGACAAGAACCCGGAGGCCCTCAGGAAAGAAATCATCAAGGAGGTCCTCCACCCGGCTTTCAGTGACTTTCCCTACGATGCGCATACCCAGATCCTGATCAACCCTTCCGGCCGGTTTGTAGAAGGAGGACCTGGTGCCGACACCGGCCTGACAGGGCGCAAGATCATGGTGGACACTTACGGCGGCCTTGCCTTGCACGGGGGAGGAGCCTTCAGCGGAAAGGATGCGACAAAGGTGGACCGCAGCGGAGCCTACATGGCCCGTCTGATAGCCAAGAACATTGTAGCCGCCAAGTTGGCAAAAAGGTGCGAGGTCGCCATCTCATACGCCATCGGTAAGGCCAATCCGGTTGCAGTGAATGTACACACATTCTCGACTGGAACAGTAAGTGATGAGAAGCTTGCCCAAGCCGTGGCCAACGTATTCGATCTCAAGCCCAAAGCCATCATCGAGCACATGGGATTGCGCAACCCGATATACAGCCTCACCTCCTGCTACGGCCATTTCGGCAACGCACTCTTTGCGTGGGAACAGGTCACAAGACAGTGCTCAGAAGCGCTCAGGGAGGAATTGGAACATGACAATTGAGAAGAAACACATCAATGAGCTGCTGCCGGCCGACTACAATCCACGCAAGGATCTCAAACCCGGAGATCCTGAATATGAGAAGCTCAAGCGCTCGATCGAGCAGTTCGGCTACGTGGAACCGGTGATCTGGAACAAGAGCACTTCCCGTGTGGTAGGCGGGCACCAAAGACTGAAAATCCTCAAGGATGCAGGTCATACCGAACTCGCCTGCGTGATCATAGAGCTCACTGAAGAAAAGGAAAAAGCACTCAATATTGCGCTGAACAAGATCAGCGGAGACTGGGACAAGGACAAGCTCGCCCTGCTCATCGCAGACCTGCAGGGGGAGGACTTCGACATTTCGCTCACCGGCTTCGAGCCTGCGGAAATTGACGACCTGTTCAAGGATACCCTCGCAGACGGCATACATGACGACGACTTCGATGTCGAGGGTGAGCTTGAAAACCCTGCCATCACAAAGAGCGGAGACCTCTGGAAACTGGGAAGACACCGCCTGGTTTGCGGCGACAGTACCAAGGCAGAGACATTCGAGCTGCTGATGGGCGGTGACAAGGCCAACCTGGTGGTCACAGACCCGCCCTACAACGTCAATTACGAGAGCCAGGCAGGCAAGATCAAGAACGACAATATGACAGGTGATGCCTTCGGCCAGTTCCTGCTTGATGCTTTCACGAACACCGCAGCACATATGGCTGACGACGCTTCCATCTACGTGTTCCACGCAGACACCGAGGGCCTGAACTTCCGCAAGGCTTTCAATGCGGCGGGGTTCTACCTCTCGGGTACCTGCATCTGGAAGAAGCAGTCGCTGGTGCTCGGCCGATCCCCCTACCAATGGCAGCATGAACCGGTGCTCTTCGGATGGAAAAAGAAAGGCAAGCACCTGTGGTACACGGGGCGCAAGGAATCCACCATCTGGGAGTTCGACAAGCCCAAGAAGAATGCTGATCACCCGACCATGAAACCGGTGGCCCTCCTGGCCTACCCGATCATGAACTCGTCAATGAGCAACACGTTGGTGCTCGACCCGTTCGGAGGAAGCGGAAGCACCCTGGTCGCCTGCGAACAGACAGAGCGCATCTGCGCTACCATCGAGCTCGATGAGAAGTACTGTGATGTCATCGTCAAACGCTATATCGAGTTGGTCGGCTCGGCAGAAGGCATCACCGTCCAGCGTGACGGGCTGGAGTATTCCTACGATGAGCTGGCGGGAAAGGGGGCCCAGGATGGATGAGCGCGACCTTATTGTGACGATCACGGTGTGCCTGTTCGGCTCGGGAGGCTTAGTGCTGTGGATGCTCAATCGCCTGACCAAGAGAAGCGATGATCGCCTGAGTTACGCGAAGGACCTCAAGGAGATCAAGAACACCATACACCTGATCCAGATGGGACTGGTCATGGCCCTCGAGAACGACAAGGTCATATTCAAGTCCCTGCGGACTCATGAGATCAACGGGGAGAGCGAGGAGCAGGAGAAGAAGATGGACGACTACTTCCTGTCGCTGCTCGGCTCCAAAGGAGAACGATGATGTACCTGACAGCAATACTCCTGGTCTTTGCCGCCTTCCTGGGTCTGGCAATGGAGCTGTACAAGAAGACGCTGCGCAAGGACAAGGCGGGAGAACTGGAGATCAAGGGTGTGGCGCTTTGCTGCTCGGCTCTGCTCGGATTTGTCACGTTCAGGATACTGGCAGGGACTGGATTGGACGGGGGGTTGAACCCAAACGGCTACCTCACCGTCCTGTACACGATCACAATCTACCTGCTGCAGCTTCCAGCTTGCATGGCATTCTGGAAACCACTGCTCAAGCGGTTCATGGAGAGAAAAATTGATGGATGAGATAATGCGGATCCTTGTACTCATCATACTGGGCCTTGCAGGTATCACCAGATTCCAGGCGAAGAAAACCAAGGACCTCAAAAAGGAGGTCCAGAAAGCCCAGGACACCTTCACGCTCAAGGTGAAGGAAATGGATAGAATCAATGAAGTACAGCAGAAAATCACAGACATCTCACAGGAGAAGTCTCCTGAGAAGATCGAACCTCCTGAAAGTGGCGATGTTGATGGCCGCCTTGCTCGTCTCAACCGCCTGCACGAACATTCCAACAGAGGTGCCGAATGATCCATATCGGGACATCCTCATCTCAATGGTGCCCGAGACGCCAAGTCCCCCTCCCTTCCCGACTCTCCAGTGGTCATACAAGGATGGGAAATACTGCATAGGGGAAAGTGATGCCGACAGGCTCCTTGATTACGGTGAGAATGGAATCCCCCTCTTCACCCATGAGCTGGAACAGTACCAAAGGAAGATGCTCCTCATATTGGAAGCGTTGAAGCAAAAACCCTAGGCAATGGACTTGCCTTTTGCCAAAACATACGCAATCAATGCAGCCTGACAAGGAGAATGATGTATGCGTGACTTACAAAAACACAGGCTGGAGGTCCTCAGAAGCCAGTATCCGGCTGGGTGCACCGTAGAACTGGTGAGTATGGATGACGAGCAGTCACCACCGAAAGGGACGAAGGGAAAAGTACTCCACGTCGATGACATCGGGACCATCCACATAGCATGGGAGACAGGCTCGACGCTTGGGATAGTCCCCGGGATCGACATGGTCAAGAAACTGAATGAGGAGATTCCAAAAATCTAGAGGACAGAAGGCATTCCTCCCCTATTTGAGCCGGACTGATGCCTTGACAACTGAAAAGATGGTGAGGAATTTCTTCAGGCTCATCATTGCCCTGGCAGGGGTGCTTTCCTCTTCAGCCTTGATGGCTTCAGCCCAGGCAAGAATGAAGGCCTTCCATTCCATATCCATAGCCTTCGGTCGCAGAAGTTCGGTGGCAAGCTCCGAGGCCTCCCTATCGGTGAGCCTGCGGTCCTGGGTCTGATGCCCTCCGGTCCTAAGGATTTTTCTCTCCCTGCCCACTCGCTTGAAGGGATCATCAGGGTATTTCCTGACACCTTCCAACAGATGGTAGCCGTTGGCAAACGTGCCTAGAAAGCTTGCATATACCTTCTTGACCTCCTGTGCAGAAAGCCTGCTGGAAGACAGCAACAAGGAAGGGCAACTCCCCCACTCCAAACCGAACAGGAGTTGGCAGTCAAATACCACTGACTGGGAATCACCGAGGGTAGTCTTTCCCACCTCGCATATGCTTTGGGAAAAGGGATTGAGCACCATTTGGATGATGGCGTATCCATCATCATCCTCCGATGCTTCCAGTCCGACCACAGTAAGGGTCGGACCATAGAGATCTATAATCCCTCCGCCCAGCATCACGTGGAAGGTCTTGGGGTCCAGCGAATCAAATGTCCTGATTCTGGGCTCTCCGTAGAGGGTGGGTACTGGTTCGGTATTGTCCAAGGTATTCTCCTTTATTTTTGGTTCAGTCACCGATCACTTGCCGAGACGACATGTCAAGCCAAGAGGTGCAAAGATCTTCAGGAACTTCTTGAGACCCATAGCTTTCAGCCCATTGCCCTTCTGAAAACGGATCGCCCCATCCCATGCGGCAAAAAAGGCCTGCATCTCTTTTTTGTTTGCTTCAGGTTCCAACAAGTGGGAAGCCAACTCTGATGCTTCCTCTTCAGTGAGGGGCCGATCCTGAACCTTGGGACGATCAATGCCAAAGGACTCCATTGCTATCCGGATCCTTTCAAAAGGATTCTCCGGAGTCTCCCTCACACTCTCCAGTAGCGCATATCCATTTTCCAAGCTCTGGAAAAATCTCCTGTATATCATTTCAGTAAAGGATTCAGAGAACAGGTCAGGAGGAAGCAGGAATGAAGGGCAACTTCCCCACTCAAGCCCATACAACGGAGAGAAGTCATCTGCAATCGTGCACGTCTCTCCCCTCGTAAAAGTACCCACTTCTTTTACCCATTGTGCGAAAGGATTAAGCATGATCTGAAGGATATTGTACTCCCCTGCAGCGGGCTGTTCTTCTATAACAACACAGGTCAGGGTTGGCCCAAAAGGATTTACAATGGCCCCTCCCATCAGAACAGTGGAGTTCTTCAGGATTGAGGGCCGAAATTTCCTCGTAATCGGAGTCTCATACATTTTCGTCAAAGATGCTTGGTTGCCCATAACGACCTCCAGGATGAGCAAATAATATAGTAGCAATGAGCGATATCCGCTGCACCCATGAATTGCCGGCCGGATATCTGAAAGGATACATTTCTGCTATTGTGCACCAACCCACGCTGAAATTCAAGGATCAATTTCCTGAAAAATGCTCCATAAAAGACCACAAGAAATAATGTATCTTATTTTAATATATAGACTTGCTATATTCTCCTCTTTGAGTGATTAATACAGTACGAAAAAAACACACCAAAGATGAGGTAGACGATGAAGACAGCAAGGTTTGGGATTGAGATAGAGATGACGGGCCTTTCACGCAAGGAGGCAGCAGAGGCTGCCCTCACGGTCCTTGGGGGCGAACTGCTCTATGGCGGGTCCTACTATGACACCTGGGTGCTCAGGGCTCCCGACGGCAGGGAATGGAAGTTCACCTACGACGGTTCGATCAGGTGCGAAAGCCGGGCACACGGGATCAGGACAAGCGCATCAAGGCTGTACAGCGTCGAGCTGGTCAGCCCGATCCTCACCTACGATGCGGACATCGAGACCCTGCAGGAAGTCATCAGGACACTCAGGAAGGCGGGGGCGTTCGCCAACAACTCCTGTGGCATCCATATCCACCTGGACGGGGAAGATCACACACCACGCTCGATCCGAAACTTCCTGAACATAATCTACGCACGCAACGACCTCTTCTACAAGGCTCTGGGCATAGAGGCCCAGAGAGCACGGTACTGCAAGAAGATTGACGGGCACCTGGTGTCGGCCATGAACAGGAAGAAACCGACCACCTTCGGTGCAATCGAGGACATCTGGTACGCCGGGTACCATGGTAACCGCAGCACCCACTACCATGACAGCCGCTACCATTTCCTGAACCTGCACTCCTTCTTCCACGGACACCGCACCGTCGAGCTCAGGGGCTTCAACAGCACACTGCACGCCGGAGAGGTCAGAAGCTACATCGTGTTGGCACTCGCGTTGAACAACCAGGCCCTCAGACAAAAATCAGCGAGCACCAAGAAACCGCAGGCCGAGAACGAGAAGTTCGCTATGCGCACCTACCTCAACCGCATAGGCCTCATCGGCGACGATTTCAAGGCCTGCCGCGAGCACCTCACCAAACGCCTTGCAGGCTCGGGTGCCTGGCGCTTCCGAACGGCCGCCTAAAACACGAGCCGGCAAGTGAAACTGAGGGCGGGACAACCGCCCTTGGGGTGGTAGAAACTGAATTTGAAGGAGCATGTCAATGAAGAAAGTCTATCTGGCATACGGAAGCAACACCAACCTCACTCAGATGGGGCACAGATGCCCTGATGCGGCGGTCATAGGATCAACGGTCCTGAAAGGCCACCGCCTCACGTTCAAGGGCAAACACGGAAACGGGGTTGCAACCATAGAGAAAGAACCCGGCTCGGACATCCCGGTCCTCCTGTGGGAGATTTCCGCTCGGTGTGAGAGGGCGCTCGACCGCTATGAGGGGTTTCCCTACCTCTACCGCAAGGAAACCCTGACAGTGGAACTTGACGGGCAAGAGGTTGAGGCAATGGCCTACATCATGAACGAAGGCCCTACCCCAGCCCTCCCGGGATCCTATTACTACCACACCATCCTTGACGGCTACCTCGACTGCGGCTTTGACGAGGAGGTGCTCAACAAGGCGGTAAAGGGAATTGCGGGGGTATACCATGACTGAGAAAATCAAGGAGCAGATATTGCAGGTGCGTGAAAGCGGCCTGACGAACATGTTCGACATCACAGCCGTCCAGTGGATAGCCGACCAGATGGGACTGTCCGAACTGGCCGCCTACCTCAGCGAAGGCAATACGAAGGAGTATTCGCACTTCCTACTCACAGGGAAAGGCCTGCAAGATCAATCCTCACTTACCCGCCCAAAACCCTGAATCCGACGGTGTATATTTGTTAGTTTGTTCTCTCTAAACAACTTGATATTTACTCCGCATTGAGGGATATATACACCGACAGAAACGACAATGGGGGAAACAACATGTGGCACGAAGGCTCATTGGAGGTTGGGAAGAGCATTTTCCGGTACTGCATCAAGGCGTATGGGGAGGGCTCTGAGTATGGAATCGGCGAGGGAAGGATTTCCAAGCTGATGCTCAAGAGAAAGGGCAAGGTCGTGTGCAACTATGACAGGGGCTGGGATATCAGGCCCCGTGACCAGGACACCCTGCAGGCATTGGAGGAACTGAAAAAAAGTTACAACTGAAAGAACAGGCTCCAATCACATCCAAGGACCCACCGGGTCCTTTTTCTTTGTCCTGAGGAATGGAAGAATGTATGCAAAAACTGAAAAAATACACGCCCACAAGGTTTGCAGCGGAAGGGTCAACCTATGACAAGGGAAAAGCAGATCATGCAGTGAACTTCATCGAGTGCCTGTGCCACACCAAGGGCATCTGGGCAGGAAAGAGGTTCCTCCTCTTGAGATGGCAGGAACAGATCATCCGTGACCTGTTCGGCATCATAAAACCCAACGGGTACCGCCAGTTCAACACAGCCTACATCGAGATACCCAAGAAGAACGGCAAGAGCGAGCTTGCAGCTGCGGTGGCCCTGCTTCTGACCTGCGGCGATTTTGAGGAGCGTGCCGAAGTGTACGGGTGCGCAGCAGACCGTCAGCAGGCCTCTATAGTCTTTGAGGTGGCCGCAGACATGGTGCGCATGTGCCCCTCGCTCAACCGGCGGGTGAAGATACTTGCCGCCACCAAGCGCATCGTCTACCTGCCCACCAACAGCTTCTACCAGGTGCTCAGCGCCGAAGCCTACTCCAAGCACGGCTTCAACATCCACGGGGTCGTATTCGACGAGCTGCACACCCAGCCCAACCGCAAGCTCTTCGATGTCATGACCAAGGGTTCAGGGGACGCACGCACCCAGCCGCTGTTTTTTCTGATCACCACGGCAGGGACGGACACCCACTCGATCTGCTACGAGCAGCACCAGAAGGCCAAGGACATCCTCGCAGGCAGGAAGCATGACAGCACCTTCTACCCGGTCATCTACGGAGCGGAGGAGGAGGATGACTGGACAAGCCCCAAGACGTGGAGGAAGGCAAACCCGTCCCTGGGGGAGACCATCACACTGGACAAGGTGAAGGCTGCGTGCGAGAGCGCCAGGGAGAATCCCGGGGAGGAAAACATCTTCCGACAGCTCAGGCTCAACCAGTGGGTCAGGCAGGCGGTTCGTTGGATGCCGATGGAAAAATGGGACAACTGCTCATTCCCCGTAGACCCGGAGGCCCTCGAAGGGCGTATCTGCTACGGGGGGCTGGACCTCTCCTCTACAACCGACATCACAGCCTTCGTGCTGGTGTTCCCTCCCCGGGACGAGAGCGAGAAGTATGCCGTCCTCCCCTATTTCTGGATTCCCGAGGACAACATCAGCCTCAGGGTGCGGCGCGACCATGTCCCCTACGACATGTGGGAACGGCAGGGCCATATCCAGACCACCGAGGGGAACGTGGTCCACTACGGCTTCATAGAAGCTTTCATCGACGATCTGGGAAAGAGGTTCAACATCCGCGAGATCGCCTTCGACCGGTGGGGGGCTGTGCAGATGGTGCAGAACCTCGAGGGAATGGGCTTTACGGTCGTGCCTTTCGGCCAGGGCTTCAAGGACATGAGCCCCCCGACCAAGGAGCTCATGAAACTGGTACTCGGAGAGAGCCTCGCACACGCCGGCCACCCGGTGCTCAGGTGGATGATGGACAACATCTTCATCCGCACAGACCCGGCGGGAAACATCAAGCCCGACAAGCAGAAATCTACGGAGAAGATCGACGGGGCGGTGGCCACGATCATGGCCCTGGACCGCGCGATCCGCTGCGGGGGCGATACACGGGAATCAGTCTATGACGGGAGGGGAATCCTCTTCGTCTAGCAACAATTGGAGAAGCAAGGCATGGGACTCATTTCCAAGCTTGTCACCAGAACGCGTGACAAGCCACAAAACAGGACCACAGGGTCCTCATACAGCTTCCTGTTCGGAGGTTCAACCTCAGGGAAGGTGGTGAACGAACGCTCGTCAATGCAGATGACGGCCGTCTATGCATGCGTTCGCATACTCGCCGAGGCGATTGCGGGCCTGCCGCTGCACCTCTACCGCCAAGGCGAAGGGTCCAGCAAGCAAAAGGCAAAGGACCATCCCCTCTACACACTGCTGTACGCAGAGCCGAACAGCGAGATGACCAGCTTCGTCTTCCGCGAGACGCTGATGACCCATCTCTTGCTTTGGGGCAACGCCTACGCGCAGATCATCCGAAACGGCAAGGGACAGGTCGCAGCCCTGTACCCCCTGATGCCCAGCCGTATGCAGGTGGACCGAGACAAGAGCGGCAACCTCTACTACCAGTACACCACCAATGCAGAGGATGCGCCCACGATGAAAGGGACGTCTGTAATCCTGGACCCCTCGGATGTGCTGCATATCCCGGGCCTCGGCTTTGACGGGCTTGTGGGGTACTCGCCGATAGCGATGGCCAAGAACGCCATCGGCATGGCGATTGCCTGCGAGGAGTTCGGGGCGAAGTTCTTTGCAAACGGGGCGGCCCCCAGTGGGGTGCTCGAGCATCCGGGAACCGTCAAGGACCCCACCAGGCTGCGCGAGACCTGGCAGGGCCAGTTCGGGGGTTCTGCAAACTCGGGCAAGGTTGCTGTCCTTGAGGAAGGGATGAAATACACACCCATCTCCATATCCCCCGAGCAGGCGCAGTTCCTGCAGACCCGCAAGTTCCAGATCAACGAGATCGCACGCATCTTCCGCGTCCCCCCTCACATGGTGGGGGACCTGGAGAAATCCTCGTTCAGCAACATCGAGCAGCAGTCGCTGGAGTTCGTCAAGTACACCCTCGACCCCTGGGTCATACGGTGGGAGCAGTCGCTCTCGCGGGCACTGCTCGCCCCTGATGAGAAGCAGTCGATGTTCTTCCGTTTCAATGTCGAGGGGTTGCTCAGGGGCGATTACCAGAGCCGCATGACCGGCTACGCGACCGCGCGCCAGAACGGTTGGATGAGCGCCAACGACATCCGGACCCTCGAGGATATGGACCGGATAGCAGAGGAGGACGGGGGCGACCTCTACCTCATAAACGGAAACATGCTCCCTCTCCACAGGGCCGGGGCATTCGCAGACAAGCAGACGGAAACCCAACAGGAGGAGACCGATGAAGAACAGGAAGTTCTGGCTTTGGAAGAACCAGAGCGAAGAAGAGTCGGAGCCAAGGATCCTTGAGCTCTTCGGCACAATCGCCGAGGAGAGCTGGTTCGACGACGACATCACGCCCCAGATGTTCCATGACGAGCTGTTCGCCGGCAAGGGCGAGGTGGTCATATGGATAAATTCACCCGGAGGGGACTGCATCGCAGCGAGTCGCATCTACACCATGCTGATGGACTACAAGGGCCACATCACCGTGAAGATCGACGGCATCGCCGCTAGCGCCGCATCGGTGATAGCAATGGCGGGGACCAGGGTCCTGATGGCGCCCACCGCCCTGATTATGATCCACAACCCCATGACCATTGCCTATGGCAACCACCAGGACATGCAGAAGGCGATCGGGATGTTGGACGAAGTGAAGGAAAGCATCATCAACGCCTATGAGATCAAGACGAACCTGAGCAGGACCCGCCTCGCCCACCTGATGGACAGCGAGACATGGATGAATGCCAACAAGGCCATCGAGCTGGGGTTCGCCGATGCATTGCTGGAGGATGCCAAGAAGGCACTCCCTGCCGCAGCCTATGCGTTCTCAACCAGGGGTGCCCAGCAATCGCTGCTGAATAAGATCAACGACAAGTACGCAGAAGGTTCCGTACAAGGAACTTTTGAAGGGCCCGGAAAAGTTTTTTCCGAGCTTGAAAAAAGACTGGAACTCATCAGACCAAGGTAGGAGAAGACAATGAGCAAGATCAACGACATGCGTGCACAGCGCGCGAAGACATGGGAAAAGGCCAAGGCATTCCTGGACGAAAGACGCGACGAAAAGGGCATCCTCAGCTGTGAGGACACCACCACCTATGAGCGGATGGAACAGGAGATCGTGGACCTCGGCCATGAGATTGAGAGGCAGGAACGCATCGAGGCCTACGAGCGCGAGCTGAACGCCCATGTGGGCACGCCAATCACTAGCCGACCGGATGTCACCGGCAAGGCCGGCCAGAAGACCGGACGCGCCTCAGACGAGTACCGCAAGGCCTTCTGGAACCAGATGCGCCGAAGGGAGAACGCACCTGATCTGCGCAATGCACTGCAGATAGGGACCGATACCGAAGGCGGCTACCTCGTCCCTGATGAGTTCGAGCACACCCTGATCGAGGCTTTGGAAGAGGAGAACATCTTCCGCTCGATCGCCCACATCATCCACACCTCAAGCGGGGACCGCAAGATTCCGGTGTCCGCATCCAAAGGCGAGGCCGCATGGATCGATGAGGAGGGTGCCTACCCCGAGAGCGACGACTCCTTCGGGCAGGTGACCATCGGTGCATACAAGCTTGGCACGATCATCAAGGTCTCCGAAGAGCTGATCAACGACAGCGTGTTCGACATCGAGGGCTATATCGCCCGCGAGTATGCACGGCGTATCGGGGCCAAGGAAGAGAGTGCCTGCTTCACCGGGGACGGCAGCGGAAAGCCTCTGGGCATCCTGGCCTCCACAGGCGGGGCCCAGACCGGCGTGTCCGCAGCCTCCGCAACAGCCCTCACCTGTGACGAGGTCATCGACCTGTATTACTCGCTGCGCTCCCCCTACCGCAAGAATGCGGTGTGGCTGATCAACGACTCCACCGTCAAGGCGCTCCGCAAGCTCAAGGATGGCAACGGACAGTACATCTGGCAGCCCTCGCTCGCATCCGGCACCCCCGACACCATCCTCAGCCGCCCGGTGATGACCTCGGCATACATGCCGGAAATCGCTTCCGGTGCCAAGACAGTGGCTTTCGGGGACTTCTCCTACTACTGGATCGCCGACCGCCAGGGACGGACATTCAAGCGTCTGGGTGAGCTTTTCGCCCCGACAGGGCAAGTGGGATTCCTAGGAAGCCAGCGCGTCGACGGCAAGCTTATCCTGTCTGAGGCCGTCAAGGTCCTCCAGCAGAAGGCGTAAGGGGGAGAGATGAGTTACAACACCAAGAACCATAGGCAGCAGGGCGGGGAGAAGATTCATATCGGGGGTGAGGTTATCCTCGCTCCCGGTGCAAGGCTAAGCATTGATCCGTCAGCCGTCATAGAGGGTTTGCCAAGCGGGGGCTTCACCCCTGCAGCAAGCCAGGACGACAGCACCGCAACCACAGCTGAGGAACTCACTTCCGATTTCAACAGCCTGCTTGCCAAGCTCAGGGCTGCCGGTCTCATGGGCAGCTGACCCCGAACATGAGGTGCCTCCGGCCAGATCGGCTGGAGGCTCCGTCCCATCCAAAGGAGCGCACATGATAGCCAATACGGACATGTTCAACACCTACAGCGGCAACTATGAGGACTCCCCCGAGGCCCTGATGCTCAAGGAGGCGTTCCTCACCTCAGCAGAAGAGATTGTCGTATCCTACCTGGGCTTCAGACCCACCCTACAGGCACACACTGACGTGTTGCTCTCAGGTTCGGGCAATCATAGGCTCTACCTGCCTGCACACAACATCACAACCCTTGAGGGGATAACAATCGGATGTGCCGCCTTGGAGCCCGACCTGTTCGTCCTATGCGACGACCATATCCGCTTCAGGGACAACCGCTCAACCTTCCCCACTGGGAAGGACAACATCCTGACCAGCTACACAGCCGGTTGGGCTAGAGAACAGATGCCGAGCGTCATCACGCTCTCGATCCTACGCATCGCCACCCTCATGCTCAGCGAGACAGGCGGGAACATCGGCCTGACCGGCAAGAGCTTTGCCGACAACAGCCGCACCTTCATCAACTACAGCAACTATCGCAAGTACCTCCAGCCCTTGGACGGGCTGCGCATCATGAGGTTCTGAGCATGCTGGGAAGAAAGAAACATACGACACAAAGCGTTTCGGTCGAGACCGACCTCGCCGAACCCCTGCGCTATCTCCAAAGCCTCGGTGCAAACCGGGACAGGGTGATGAGACGCATTCTGGGTGGGGTGGGAACGGCGGCACGGAGCCAGGTCAGGAAGGCATACAAGAGCTACGGACTCTCCAAAGGCACAGGAGCCCTCTACAAGAGCATCACAAGGAGAGTCCTGCGTAGCGGCAAGGGTGTCATCGTAGAGGCGAAGGCACAAGCGGACGGCAACAATGTCTTCTATGGCTACGCCCTGGCAAAGGGAGCGGAGATCAGGGCGAAGGACGGAGAATACCTGACCTTCCAGAAAGACGGCAAGTGGGTCCGCGTCCACTCGGTGAAGCTGACCGAGCGTGATTTCGTCGCTGCCCCGGTCAAGAAATACCTGGCATCCCCGGCATTCCAGACAAAGCTGGACCAGCTGGTGCAGAGGGAATTGGCGCGCATAGAGAAGGAGAGCAACCGATGAAAACGGAAATGCAGGTGCTCGAGCAACTGAAAGCGACAATCGCCGCCAGGATCAACGACTGTCAGGTATCCGGCGGGGAGGAACTCCCCATCGGACAGATTGACGGGAAAAATGTGGAGATCGATTTTCCCGATGTGGATGCCATGAGGCGCAACACGATGTTCTTCATCCAACCCGATTACCAGAATCTCGAACCGCTTGGAATGGCCAGCGACCTTGCCACCATGCGGGCCACCGTATTCATCCTGTGCAAGGGGGCATCCAACGCCATCCTGGTCAGGCGCGCATTTGCCTGGTACACCGCCCTCTACGTCCTGATGCGGAGCGACCCCACCCTCGACGGATTCATAGAGGACTGCCGGATCACAGACATGGACTACTACCCTGCGGTCACCGCCTCGGCGACTGTCACGGCAATCGAGGCGAGCGTGGAACTGCAGTGGACCAAGGACTTTCAACCATACCAAAAGAGGTAATGCATATGGCTTTTTTTACAGGAACAGGAACACAACTGCAAATAGGCAAGGAGGCCTCATTCGGAGAGGCCGCCACACCGGACACCCTGGTCGACCTGACCAGCGAAGGCATCAAGGTGACAGTGGAGAAAGGGGATGAGGGCTCCCTGTTGGGCAGCAAGACCGCCATGAGCCGCGACCTCCTGGCAGTGACCGTCGAGGGCTCGGTGAGCTTCATCCTCAGACCCGAGTTCGCAGGTCTCATCCTGCACGCAGCCCTCGGAGGTGAGGATGCCTGCACCCAGGAGGGGGACTCCGAACTCAACACCCACACCATTGGCCTGTGCGATGTCAACGAGACCCTTCCCAGCCTCACGTGCGTGGTGGACCGCAAGGCGGCGACCAAGCGCTACACCGGATGCACGGTCTCAGCCTTGTCCCTTGATTTTGCAGCCGGCGACTATGTGAAGGGAAGCATGGACATCAAGGGTACCAAGGAGGAGAACGGAGAGACCAATGCTGCTCTTAAGGGGTTTTCCATACCCTCCTACCGCTGTACCAATGCGACCTTCACCCTCGCAGGCACCATCTACGACATCAGCAGCGCTTCGCTGAAAATCGACAACGCACTGGAGACAGCCCCGCGCACCTATGCATCGGGCCTGTATGCCTCCCAACCCCAGCACGGCAAGAGGAGTGTCACCATCAGCTTCGAGATACCGTACAGCTCCGAGGTCGAGAACCTGAAGGACAGCTACCTGACAAGCGAGGAGAATGCATCTGTAGAGCTCACCTTCTCTTCCCCGAAGGCCGGCCATACGGTGGGCATCTCCCTTTCCCATGTCGCTATCAGTGATGTGGATGCGAATGTCAGCGGAACGGGGATCCTGTCCGCGACAGTCTCAGGGGAAGCCCTTTCGGTAGGGGATGACGAGCCCATCACCATCACCATAACAGACGAGCGAGCCACGCCATACGGAGGATAAGGAAGATGTTCATCAAGACAAAAGACTATGACAAGTGCATCCAGAAGGTACGAATCGAGGTGGGGACCCTGGTGGGACTCGAGAGGGATGACGAGGCATACATCCTGCTCAAGGAGCTGCCCACCCTCGAGATGCTCCGCCTGAAGGAATCCTCCGAAAAGGGGGAGAACGTGACGCTCTCCCTGCTGCGGGAACTGCTGCCGTCCATCCTGGTGGACCACAACTTCTACGAGGATGAGAGCGGAAAGAAAAAAATGAAGGGAGAGGAAGTGGCGTCCCTCATCTTCGAGTCGCTGGACCTGACGGTAAGGGTCGTAAACGAGTATACGCATGCCGGTTTTTTTACCCAAGCGAGGAGGAGCGGCGCAAGATCGCTTCCCTCTGCAGCGAAGTCTTCAACGGAAGAAGGAATGCCACCCTCTACAGGGAATATGGACACTGGCTCTTCTACATAACCGACGTGTACCTGGCTATCTGTGATTCTGAGACCGGGGACTTCAGGCATCTTCCCTTCTCCGGCTCGATCATGGACCAGCCGTACATGACGATGCAGGTGCTCAGGCTCATCCAGCTCAACTACCGCAAGCACCTGCATGACAGGATGAAGAAACTGACAGCAAAGAACTCACGCTAGCCTG